TCGAGCATGGGCAGAACGATGGCTCGATGAGCCAAGCCGACTTCGAGACCGAACTGCAATCGGCCATCACACGCTATACGACCAACGGACTTGCCGCTGGATACACGTCCGTCAAGTTCATCCTCGTAGCGCCGTACAACACCGGCGGAACCCACCTCAGCGGCAAGCGTGACGCCTGCTTCGACGTGGCGACCGGCAACAGTGGCGTTGCGTGCTTCGTCAACCTCTACGACCTCTATACCGAGGCGTACGTCACCGCCAACACTATCGACGGCATCCACCCCACGCTGGCATTCTCTCAGGTGATCGCCAGCGATGTCGCGGACCAGATCGACGCGGTGGCAGGCGGCGGCAGTTTACTGGGGAATTATAGTCGTCAGCGTAGGCGGGGACGGTTGTTCCGCCTATAGTCTCACCGAAGTATTGACAGTTCGATTCACCCCTTACACAAGGAGCCACCCCTTGCGTCTCATCTATCTGGCATCCCCCTACTCCCATGAGGAGGACGACGTGCGAGCATTCCGCTACGCGGAGTGTTGCCGAGCCGTCGCTCTCATCCTACAGTCAGGGCGGTTCAACGTCTTTAGTCCCATCGTGCATAGCCACCCACTCGCGCTCCACCACGGCATGGGGGGTACTTACGAAAACTGGAAGGAGGTAGACGAAGATTGGATCAATCGTTGTGACGAACTCTGGATTCTCATGCTTCCCGGCTGGAAGGAATCCGTGGGCGTCAACGCCGAAGCCAAGTACGCCCTTGACCACGGTAAGGCTATCCGCCAATTCCTCCCCGAAAACTTACAGGAGAAACTCGATGAAGGAAATCCTTGAAGAACCCAAGCCTCATTTTGCACCCCTAATCCACGCCACTCCCTTAGACAATCCCCTCTCCGAGGATGAGAGGGGCCCCCACGCACTCGACTTCCTCAAAGCCAACGGAATCAATAGCATTGAACCCCCCATTCGTGCCTCCGATTATCGGGAAGGCGTCCAAGACCCCTTTTACTACTACCTGCGCTGCCGCCTAGGGATCGTCCGCAACACGGTGCGGGCCATCGGGGCTCTCGACACTGGTTCTCTCTACCATACGTGGATGGCGGCTCACCGCTCCCCATCGAAGGCCCCCGACCCGTCCAGACTTCAAGCAGGAGACAAAGCGGTGGACTCAGAGGTTGCTCGCCTCTACGGAGCGGCCGAGGAGGCAGCCACTGAGTCAGGTGTCCTCCCGGGGGGCATCAAACTTGAGGAGTATATGGTAGACTTGGAGAAGGAGTCCAGCCTCGCCATCAGTATGGGCCATCTGACAGTTGAGTTGATGCCCCTTATCAATGAGGCGTATCCTGAGATAGAGGTCTTGGCTGTTGAGAAGTTGCTCGCCGCCGACCTACCCACCGAGGTGGGAAAGCACCCCTGTGTGTGTAGGGTGGATGCCCTACTTGTGGACCACCGACGCAAGGAGTGTTGGATCGAGGATCATAAGTCCACCGGCGCCGACCCCCGTATCCGTGCCTCCAGTTGCTCGTTTGAGTTCCCTGTCAGGCTCTACCGCCTCATCGTGGAGGCCAACGCGGGGTTACTCCGGTTACCCTACCCATTGGTGGGCTTCCGGCACAACATCATCCAGAAGCCGGGTATCCGCCAGAAGCAGCACGAGACCCGAGAAGAGTTCCTCCATCGGTATCGCTGCTGGCTAACCTCTACAGAGGAGTATACCAATCTCGAAGCCGGTCGTCGGGCTAAGAATGAGTATCCCTACCTCTGCTCCTTCCTCCGCTTCTATGAACCCACATACTCCCACGAGTTCCTGATCCAACTGAGGGAGGCGTACTCCCTTGCCACCCGAGCGCCCTACCCAGACAACTTCCCGCGTGTATCGTGTGCTAACCACTTTGGAAACGCACTTCACGACCTTCACCCATTCTACGCCTACGGTCCCAAGAAGTGGCCTGACTTACTCGCCAGCGGTCAGTATACTGCTGGGGTCTTCCGCGACTACGAAACCCTCAAGGAGATACTCTGATGCCCCCCAACGCACAAACAACCGTAACGGGTCGGGTAACAACCCCAAACTTCCTGACATCCTTCAGTAAGTTCCACCCCGTCACGGGGTTCAACCCCAAACAGTTCAACCAACTGGCTATCCTGATCCCGGGGGTGCAGGGAAGTGGCAAGACCAGCCTCGTCTCCACCTCTTCCGACGTTCTGCGGCTTGACTTCGATGGCTCCAAGGACAACAACCCCAATAGTGTCGCTAGTGCTATCCAGTTTTGCAAGGGCCCCTCGGACTACCGGCAACTTGTTGAGGTGGTCGAAACCCTCGAACAACTTGCTCGTGATGGTAAACCCCGACCCACCTTCGTTTGTCTTGATACCGTGGACACCTTCCTTGAATCGGTCAAGACCTTCGTGGTCCAAAACGCTCGGGACAAACGGGCCCAGTTCAATGCCGAACAGGCTGCTAACATCCTGACCATCGACGATATCCCGGGGGGCTACGGGTGGCAAAAAGTCTATGAACACGCAGAACCCATTATCGGACGTATCATTCGGGCGGGGTATGGCTTCATCATGTTCTGCTACTTCTACGAGGAGGCCATTACCTCCACCGACGCGAGGGGTCAGGACAAAGTTACCTACCGTCTGAACCACAGTATCCCGCCCAAGTTCTGGCACAAGATCAAGGGTCTCGTGGACTATGTTTGTGGGGTTGGTTCCCGTATCGAAACCGAGATCATCTATGGGGAGCCCCGTAAGGACGGCAACGGGAACCCGATCAAGGACGGGTCGGGGGCCCTCATCCGTGAGATCAAGGATCGAGTGCCCCGCACTATCCACTACGCTCGCTTCTGGGAGAATGACCGGGGGAACCAAACGCTCAAGCAGCGCATCCCCCTGCCCGACGAGATCATTCTGCCCTCGCATCCGGAAAATCCCCGACTTCCTGCCCCCGGCAACTTCGATCTCCTTCGAGCAGCCTATAATACTGCTCTCGCTTCTATCTCCCCTTCCTAAACCACCCCTTGTAGGGGTAAACCACTTCCTGAAAGGAACTTGATATGTCAGACCAGAACACGATGGAACGCGCCCTCAGCCTGCTCACGGCACAAGAGGACGCCTTTGCGGAGTCTGCGGGGTCCGGCCTCACCGATCCGCCAGACGATACCTACAGTGTCATCCTCACCGGCTTCAACGTGGGGTTGGGTACTTACGGTAATTATCGGACGGGCAAAGGTGGAGCGGAGGAACCCGACCCGTGTGTGGTTATCACGCCCATCGTCCGCATCTACGACCACGCCACGGCCAACGGTGCAACCTTCAGCCTCGGCTACTTCACGAATCGTGAGGGGTCCAGCAGTCGCAAGACCCAAGACCTCGACCGGACCAAGACCCTCATCTGTGGACTTCTCGGATGCCGCGTCACGGAATGGACAACCACCTCAGACATGTTCCGTCGAGCGGAGGCGCTCGTCAACACCGGGCAATACAGCGTCCGGGTCCGCCGAAACACCAACAAGGGCACTGAGTATGTCAACAAGGACATCCTCAAGCGGTTGCCCGACGCGAGTCACTAGCCTATCATCCTAGGTGAAGAATCGTTCTTCACCATCCAATGACCCCGACCCGTCGTGGGGGGTCCCTGCCCGACTGAGGCACACCCCCCACGCTAAAGGAGTCCGGATGCCAGCCATCGCTGAAACTACGCAAACAGACCCTGTGGACCCCATCGACCAAGCCTTCCTCGAAGAGTGGAAGGCTGCCTTCTTTGGAGCCGGAGCGAGTCTTGCCAGCCTACATCTTGAAATGGAGAAATCCGCTATGTCCGAGACACCCTACCCCACGGATAAACCCATCCCTCGGGGGGACCGAATCCTGATCGTTGTGGACAAACCCCTGACTCGAAGCCGGCAGGGTATTTTCATCCCGTCGGACGCCACGAAGCCCATGAATACGGGGGTTGTCGCCGCCTCTGGCCAAGACCTGAAGGAGCGACCCCTACTACGGGTCGGGGACCGCGTGGTGTTCAACGTTTACAGTGGGCAGGACGTGTCGTTCGAGGCCCAGACCTACAAACTTCTAAAGGAGGCGGATGTGCTCTGCATCCTTCCACCCCATGGCTAAGCGCAAATCAGCGGTAACCCCGCGCATCATTGTCCCAATGTATCCGTGGGCCAGCGTGAAACCCGGGGAGTGTGTCGCGTTGGAGTTTACGTCGGAAGATTACGAGCGCATTAGCCCCAACACGAATAAGGAACACCGTCTCTCGGTATTTCGTGTTCTGATGCAACTTGCAATCCAGCAGATCGAGCGGGCGTGGGGCCCCAGCCACTTCCGAACACGGGCGACCCTACCCGGTCAGAATAGTAAGTATGGGGTGCTCAAGGTTTGGAGACACACCCCCACAACGAAACCACTCCACGCCGCCACTAAGTTCAAGACCCATATGAAGAGGCGCGGCCCCGCCTCAGCGCCACGCCGGCCCATGCGGAAAGATCACTAACACGCTCACCTGAGAGGGGGGAGATGTTCTCCCCCCATCAGGTTTAGGGAGGTTCTTATGGGCTCCACAGAACCCACATTCGTCGCCCCCTTTCTTGGAAGCGAGGCGTCATACAACTTCAATTACAATTACTGTCTTGGGCAGTTGCGTCTACCAAAACTCAAACACTTCCCGGACTTCGATTCTCAGGTGTATTGTGATCGGCCCACCACCTATCACGGGATCGCTACACTCCCGCCTGAACACCCCCACGCCACCTATTACGCCCACGCCCATCTGTGCATCCTTGATATGCGGAGATCGCTTGATCTCGTAAACAGGTCCACTCTAATTTTGTGGGCTGGGCTGATGTCTCTATTCACAGGTTATCTCGCTCTCACCGATGTCTATTTCATAAACCCCGCGACCAGCGCCGTGATCCCCCTCAAAGGTAAGACGACCCGCGTAAAGGGATGGCCCTCAACCTATGTCAACCTCACCAAACAATTCTACGACGCACTTGACCGATACACCCCACCCGACTTCAATCTTCCTTTCATAAGAACAGGGCGCACCGTGGCGTATAGTGGTCTAGTAAAGTTCGGGGACACGGAGCATTTCGGTGCGTTCGCCTCCTTCATGCCCCGAGTCAAGGAGTTGCAGGATGAGCGAACCGACCCCCCTCCAAGCGATTAGGGATGCGTATACCCGCTTGACAGCGTTCCGCCCGGACGACCTCTGGGCCATCGACGCCATCGCCTGTGTATTCCTCGCGGCTACCTACAAGGCCCTGCCCAAGAGGTTGTGGCTCTACTTGATTGGACCGAGTGGTACGGGCAAGAACGTAATGCTCCACGCATTTTCCGGGCTGCCCGTCTACCATAAAATAAGTATGGTTACCGCCAATGCTCTCCTGAGCGCCTATGATCCGGGAGAGAAAGGGGCTGAACGAACAGAAGAGGAAGACCCAAGCGTTATCAAGAAGTGGAATGGGAGGGTGGTGGTCTTCGAGGACTTCACCACCCAACTGAACAAGGGCACGTCCCAAGTTGAAGACCTGCTGGGCCAGTTGAGGGATGTGTTCGACGGGCGGCTCGTCAAGGCGTCGGGCACCGTAGGCGAAATCAGTGCCGACGCCAAGTTCGGGATGGTGCTAGCCTGCACTGAGGAACTAGATGTTCGCACCGAGTCCCTCACCCAGATGGGCGAACGCTTCTTCACCATACGCATTGGCAGAACTAGGGCACATACCCTACGAGGCCGATCCGAAGAGACTACCCGAGTGGCCCAGTTTGGGCGGGGCCAGCACATCTGGGAGTCGGAGTTGCTCCTCACCGTCACCCGAGAAGTAGAGAGGGCGTGGGCCCATCTCCCCAAAATAGGGAGTTTACCCGACCCGTCCCCTGACCTCCAGATGACTCTATCCGGGTTAGCCAATGCCGTCATGGCCTTCCGTTCGAGAGCCGTCAAGGGTACTCTTCAGGACGTGCCCACCGCCAACCGCCTCGTCAATACTGTGGGCACTGCGGCCACCCTGAGGGCCTATCTTGACCTCCGCAGTGAGCCGGACCCCTCGGATATCCGGTTTGCCCAGCGGCTCGCGTGGGACGCACTGGACGGGCCTACGGGCCGCATGGTGAACCTCCTCTGGAACAGTCCCCACCACAGCGCCACCCAGACCAATCTTCACCACATAAGCGGAGTAGCCGATAGGAATCGGGTGGAGACCATCCTTGAACAGTGGCAGCACATCCACCTGATCCACCCCCTTGGGGAGGGCTACGTCCAGTTCGACCCCGAGACCGCCCAATTTCTCAACACCATCGGTTTCTTCAACGGGGCACCCCCCCTATAATTCCCCATAGGAGAACTACCCCCATGATGTCGAAATCCCCCCCGTGGAAAGAAGCCACCGCTCTTGGTGTTGCCAGCCTCGGGCTGATTCTCCTTCTCGTCATAGTTCCTTGTGTCCTCGCTGTCGATCCCCCCGACCCGTCCACCGGTCCCCTCACTAAGTATCAGTTGGTGGATCGGATCGTCGAAGACAGCCGGTCGCTGGGCCACCTCATCGACAGAGATAACCCCGACCACAACGAGTCCCTCATGCGGATCATCATCGGGCAGAACGTGGCGGCGATTGCCTATGCTGCGTGGCCGGATGGCTCCCCCTACCACCCGCAAGCCGCACATGGTTGCGAGGTGCTTTGGGAACAGTGGCCCGAAATCGCCCAAGACTATCCCCCCTGCCAGAGGTAACCTATGCCCCCACTTCCCCGTATCCTCGGTAAGGCGGTCAAGAAGGTAATTACACCAGCGACGGGTCGGGGTATCTTTGGAGCGGCCCGCACCGTTGTTAGATCGAAACTCATGGGTGAATCCGCTGTGACTCCACGCTCCTATTGGAGCGACGAAGCCCTCCGGCGAGCGAGTCGAAGACTAGCGTACTCTGACGAGAAACTCATCTGGATGTCTCCCAAAGACTTCCTCAAACTAGCCTTTCCTCTCCAGAAGGAATACAAGGTCGCGGGGATTTCGCAGATCATTGACTCAACCAGCCAAAAGAAACTGTCGAACATCCGGGCGGTGCTTGACTCGGGTAAGAAACTCAACGGCATACCCTATCTTAGGGTAACTCACGATGAGCAGGGCTTGGCGTTGGTACTTGACCACGAGGGTCGCCATAGAGCAACAGTGCTAGCGGAGAGAGGTGTCCCTCTGATGCCGGTGCTTCTCAAGTCCCGCACGAAAGGTGGAGTGGGCGGGGTAGACTGGGTGGCTAAGGAAGCGGGGGGGGTGTGGCCCAAGCAGGTTCAACCGGAGATGGCCTACGGATTCCAGAAGGGTGTCCCAGAGATACAGCGACCGTTCCTACCCAACCCTCTCATTGATCCTCGGATCACAGGAGAAGAGAGGCTTCGGCTTCGGGCCGAGATGAGGCGGAGGCGGAAGGCTCAGTAGAGGGGAATCTGATCGGTTGTATCCATAGGGGATTGGAACCCACGGAAGCCTACGAAGGGTGTTCCGCTGGGGGGTGCCTGTTGGTTGACCCCCGACCCGCCTCCCCCGTAGAGACCCCGCTGTTGGGTTATCGGACCACGGGGTCGGGCCGCGTTTCGGTTACTGACTGAGGCTCCCAGCATCTGGGCATCAAGGCCGAACATCCCGGCGAATCGGGGAGTTAGACCTGCGGCGACCGCCGCACTGAATATGGGCCGGAGGTCGGGCGGGAGCGTCTGGATCGCTCGCTCCATGCGGGTCATGGTCAGTCGAGTCTGGAGATTCTGGTAGTCCGTTTTGGAGACCGTGATGGGGCCCATCTCCGGCCAGTTGCGACCCCACTCGTGCTCGATCTTCTGGGCTTTATCAAACTCACTGGCCCACAACGCCTCCGCATAGGACCGACGAGTCGCCCTGATCTTATCCCGCTGTGCAGTGAGATAGTGGAGAACGTCACCCTCTCGTTGGGTGCCGGTGTTATCGAGACCCATCGCCTTGAGTGCAAGTTGCTCCTTACTGAAGTAACCCACGAGTGCCCCTGTCTGGCTATAGTAGGGGAACTGTCCATTGAGAGGGTTGTTCCAGTCGATGTGGGCGAGCCCTAACTGCTCGGCAACCCCGGGGGCAGCAAAGGGAGCCACCTTGGCTAGGGATACTCCACCGGGAATAAAAGGGGTCAAGGCATAACGCAGTTGGGTGGGGTCTCCTCCCACAAGGGCTTGGACGCCGGAAGCCGCAGCACCAACGGCGGGGGGGACAAAGGGGAACGGGGCCAAGGGCCCATCTGGTTCGGGGAGAGGAAGTCCTCCGAAGAGTAGCATCCGGTCGGTGTCCACGTCGAAGAGGGCCCGACCCGCCTCGAATATGGCCGTGGACCCCACGAGCGCCCTACCAAGACCGCCACTGAGGGCACGGGGAGCCCCACCCCCCACATAAGGACTGGCCGAGGTGAGAGTAGTCGCCAGACTGAGGGGGAACTTCACGAACTGCTTGAGGGGGGCGGGTAGATTGACGAGTGCCCTAGGAATATTGGACACACCCGCACTGAACTGGGTCCGCTGGACCACTTGATTGATGAAGTTGAGGGACTCCGACGAACCAGTGGCTATGCCTGATGCGGCGGCAAAACTCTCTGCCCCGTAGGCAGCCGTAAGTCGAACGAAACGCTCCGAGGTCGTGAACATAGCCATCGAGATGTTCTGTAGTTGCTCGGCCTTAGACTTGATCCCTTGTACGGAGGACAGACCTGCTTGGAAGGAACCCTCCAGCGAGGCGGCAAGACCTCGGGTAAACCGGGGGTCTAGTTCCTGCCCGATGTTGATAAGAGACTGGAACGAGCGGCCCGCAGCCTCCCGACTAGGCATTCCCCCCAGTCGATCGGCTGCATAGGATCGCAGGGAACTCAACGCCTTCAGTTGACCCGTCATCACATGCTTGAACGGAAGAAACTGGGAGGTGGTCAAGTAGGTCTGAAACATGTTCTGGAACGCCGCGCCGGGGCTCAGGCCCAGAGCGCCCGTATACAGCCAACTCGCCAGACTCGTACCTATCTGACCCCGGGGCACCTTCTCCAAGTGAAGACGAAAGTTCTCGTACCCCTTCTCTCCCAAGGTCTTTTGCAGCAGCGGCCCAATTACCCCGGCTGGCTTAGACGGGTCGGGGGAACCTCCGTCGAGCGCCTCGCCAAAACGCTTCTTGATGCCGGACCAGAATAGTCGTTGGTTGAATTGGGGAACAGTGAGTTGACCCTTGACCGTGGGAAGCCATATGTCCGCTAGGTCTCGGCGTAGGGCTTCGGACGGGATACTTTCGTACTCGGCCCGAAACGCCATTCCGATAGACATATTCTCTTCGAGAGGTACTTTGGGTGTGTCCGCCAACTCCTTGTTCATCTTCACAATCCAGTCAGGAACCCGGTCGAGGTATAGGGTTTTTGTGACTGCCGCTCGGTTGGTGTATTCCTCCCACGCCCTCTGAGCGTTCATGGTGAAGGGGGTGCTGTGAGTATCCTTCCCCGCCTCTCTTATGTGGGTGATGCGACGGCGGTTCCGCTCGGGCAGGTCTTTGTCGATGAGATGGTCACGGACCCTAGCGAGGGCTTCAGGATCGTAGTTGTCCCACAGGGTGGTGTTCTGCCGGGCATAGAGGGAGGGGTTGGCGGTGTGAGGAGCGGCTGCCGCTCGGACGCGGGCCCGAGTCTTGGAGCCGACTCCCGCCCTGACGAGTTCTCTTTCGAGGGTCTCGTCCATCACCGCCTTGACCGCGTTGACCCCATTCTTACCTTCAGACCGAGCCTGAGCCACCCGGTTGGCGAATGCGTCCTCGCCACCCACCCGGTAGCGAGGATGGTAGGCAGGGTCTTTCTCAAAGTATTCTGTAAGCACCTTCTCAAGTTTAGATAGGGTAAGGTGCTTCGCCTTCAATATGGAGTTCAGGGTATTTCCGTCGAACAGGCCCTCGAAGAATACGCGGTCGGGGTCTCCAATACGAAGATCACCCTTTCGCATCGACCGGATGCCCTGAGCCAATGCGAGAGGATTATCGGTCATGTTCTCCCACTGCTGCTCATAGGATTTCCGGATAACGTCGTGGATTCTTTGGGCAAGGGGGTCGAGTTGGATGGGCTTGAAGAGAGGTTGGTAGGTTTTGGGAATCCTCTTGATATCAACGATGGCTCCCCTCTTGGTGACGACCTTCTTCAGATCGCGGGTGACGACCCGATCCAGCCCTCCTAGTTTCGCGTGGACGAGGATATTCTCCACACTTCCATCGAACTTGCGGCCCATTGCTTTCTCCCACGCGGTGATAGCGTGGGATACGGGGGTCATGTGGAAGTGGTTTGTCCACTGAATCTGCATCGCAGAGTGGTGCATTAGTTGGGGAATTGTGGTGCCCCGATAATTGTCCCAACTGGAGTTGAGCCACCTAAACAGGGGAGCGGTCTTGCGGGTATAGGCCCCAAAGCCCTTAGCCGTCTTGAAGATGTTAGCGGCAGTGGGAAGAGGATGCTTGAACGCGAGTAATGCGCCCACGAGGAACAGAGGGTTGGTGGCAACCGACATGATTGCCTTCATAATCCCGTTGCCGGGGCCCACCTGATCCGCCAGCGTCTCCCGCTGAGAGGGGCTAAGGCTGTTGGGCGAGACCATAGCCAAGAAGGCCGACCGGGGATCAAGGTCCAGCAGTCGGGCTCCGGCTATGGCAGGTCGATCAAACGCAGTAACCCTCCGCACTGGAACGGATGCGGAGGGCCCTACGTTCATGGGGTTATTGAATTGGCTCATGGGTTTCTCCGGTGTGGCTACCCAATTATAGCGAGATTACCGGGGGTTACCACGATTTACTTCGATTTAGCCAACCTTAGCCGCGTCCGAGGTCGAGGCCAGCGTCACTTGGATGAGAACCTCGCCGACAACGGTGTTCGTTACGCCCACCGTGTTGGTCCCGAGGGACTGACCCGCCAGAATCTGTCGTTCGGCCAGTGTCGGAGTAAGAGTCTGGTCGTACACCTTCCGGTTGTCCGGGGTGGTGGACAGGTCTTGGGCCGCAGCCAGCAGGTCTGTGCCCGCTCCCGCCACGTCTCCGTCGTTGAGTTTCTCGACCATGATCTCAGTTGCAGCCGAATCACCCGACTTGATGATTCTAATTGACTTGACCCAGTAGTCTCGGTCAGCGGTGAAGAAGATGTTACCCTTCGTCGCCTCCACAAGACGGGTCGCCACCTGAGTTACATTCAGTAATGCCATTGTTACCTACTTCCCTGCATAAGCATCTTTAGAACTTGGGGGTCCAACTGGCTGAGACCTTCTCCGCCAGCCGCAGAACCGTTCAACATCGACCGCATGATTACCTGATTGAGAATGTCAGGGCCCTGCGGAGAACCAACTACAAACTCACCCGAAGTGGAGGCTCTATTGCCCATCAACTGGCTAACCACTTGGGGGTCCATTGCGGCCATCCGTGCCCTATTCTGGGACATCAGGCCGATCAACTCTTCTTCGGAAGGCAACCCTGAACCAAGGGTTGATAGTGCATTCTGCCCCTGCTGCCGGACCCTGCCCGGGGCTGCCTGTGCTTCCCCGACCCGTCGCATGAGAGGATCGAGCCCAAAGATGGCGGCTAGCATCGCGGCTTGAGGGCCAAACTTCCGCAGATAACTGGGGGGAGTTTTGTTCTTCAGGCTGCTGCCCGGCAGAGGTCCACCCGGACGTGAAGGCAGGTGTTGGCCCAGCGTGTCAAGAACTGGTTTCGGTGCGGGGATCATCAGACCTGCGATGTCACCCGGGGTTTCACCACCAGTCTCTTCGAGGAAGTTCTCCAGCAGAGGTGTCTGCTGCTGGCCCGCTTCAGCGAGCGAGTGATCCAGAGCAGACTGGACCTCTCGGGCACGGCGATACTTATCAACGAGAGCCTTCTTCTCCAGAATCTCGGCCTTTCGGGCTAGGAACTCTGGGCGAGGCGTAATCGCGTCCCGGCCGGGCATACCCCCCGTCATGGGAACGAAACCGCCCCCGATATTCATCGGGCCTTCGGTTGTATCGAGCCTTCCCCCTTCGGGCATCTGGCGGGTATTCCAGATGGTGTGGCGGGATTCCTCTTCCAGTTCGGTGCGGGACTTCAGGGCGTCTTGGGCCTCCGCGTAGTCTGCGGACATCGCATCCACCTCTGTAACCGCCCGCTTATCGCTTTCGATCTTGGCAGCCTCAGTGGTAGCCGCCCATTTCTCGGCTCGGCGCTGGACGGACTTGACGACCCTACGCTTCCGAGCCATGTTACGGACACCGTGGTACGTAGGAACCGTGCCGTTGGCCATCCAGTAGTCTGCGAGGTTCTTCGTTTGCGCCTCGAAATCAGGGTGCCGACGCACAAGGGCTTCGATCTCTTTCATAGACATCTTGCCCCTCATGCTCTTGTAGACTTCACGGGAGTGGGCGTAGGTGAGGAGTTGCTCCGCCCGCTTCAGGGCGCGTTTCCTTAGTGCGGGGGCGGTGAACTTGGCTTGGTTGAGCACCACGGACCTCTTGATCTTCTTGGCAGCCTTGAAGAGACCACCGACCATCTTTAGAGCGGGGGGCATTAGGAACCTCCGTAGGTGCGGTACATGTCCATGAGCGAGGGTGACGCGGGCCGCTGGATCGTCTTGGACAACAGTTCTTGATGCTGGGCTATCGCGGCCTCGACCGCTGCTTGAATATTACTATCCCGCATGATCGCGTCGTAGGGGTTCAGGTTGGCTTGCTGTGCGTCCGAAATCTGGCCGGGGATATCGAGTAACCGACTCGTTGCCTGTTCCGAGGCCAACTGACGATTGAGCATGTCTCCCTGAATCATCCCGCCGTACTGCTGCTCAAGGGCGGCGGCTTCCGCTTCCGGTTGCTCAATGAGGGGCCCCTTCAACATCTCCGCGCCGACCAAACCTGTTATGCCGAGGTTCGCGGCGTCCCCTAGACCGAACTTGACGTTCTTCTTGATGTTATGACCCGCCACCGCTCTACCATACTTCATACCCCGGGCGATACCCTTGCCCGCCATCGCGGTCTTGTTGGCGGCGAGAGCGCCCTTACCCACAGCGCCAAGAACCTTACCCCCCTTTGCAAGGAGAGGCAGAAGGCTCATCAATAGAAAGAGAAGGTTGAGAGGCACTTTCTACTCCTTATACGCTTGCATCAACTGGTCAATCAGATTTCTCGCCGCCTTTATCTCTTGAGGCGTCAGGGTCTTGTTCCGAACGGCGTCGGCTTCCAGCCGAGCCTTTTGATTCTCATAGTCAACATTCTGCTGAGTGCCCTGATCGGAGAGTCGCCGGCGCACTTGATCTGTTACTGCGGGAGACAAACCCTCGGCCTGTAACTGCTTGGCGAGATCGCCAAAGCCCAAGGACTCCAACTGGTTACCCAGAGACTCATCCAATGATGTCCCCTCCAATGCCTTAGTAACCTCCTCGGACGTAAACTGTTTACGGTACTCTTCTTCTTTATCGCTCACATCAACATTGGTGGGCTCCAGTCTTCCAAGGATGGCGCTGGCGTGCGCCGCCAACGGGCCCAGCGACGCGGCGTACTCCAACGCATCGTCTGAACCCGCCGTACTCCGCAAACTGGTGGCGACACTCTGAATAAGGTGAAGATAGGTGCGGACACTCCGATCCGAAATCTCATGGTTCTCCACCATCTTTTGGAGTGTATCCATCGCCTGTGCGGGGTGCGTCTCGCCCTTTAGAACCTCAACGATTTTTGTTATATCCCCCGTGATCTTACTGGCGTCACCCTCGCCCCCCGCCTGAGCGAGACTGGTCATGGCGTCCCCTAGCGTCGAGAAGATTGCTTTATGGGTTTCGGTTTCCCGCCTCATGCCATCCAACCGTCGAGCGAGTTCCTTGCCCTCTAGACCAATCAGATTCCCAATCTGGTCGTCGGGAAGCCCCTCAACCCCTAATACTTTCAGGTCATCCTGAATATTTCTTACAAAGTCGGGGATCAATTCTTCTCGGGTTTTCCCTGAATTCAGATCGTGGCTGGCTCTAGCCGCAATAGCCTCTACGTCGTCCAGCCAATTCATTCGCCTCGTCTCGGGTACATCATGGACAAGAGCACTTTTGAGAAAGTGTGCGCCCCGACCCCAATATCCTTTGTCTACTTTCAGGGTGAAGCCGGGGGATCGTTTGAGGATTTCCTCAATCACCTTTGGGGCAAAAGAATCGGCGGTGTTTTGGAGTTCCTCGATCTCGGCGGTCTTCGTCTTTAGATCACGCGCCACCTGCTGTGCGGCTTTCTTGGCTGCCATTTCGCTTGCACCCGACCGGAGGGCGACTAGTGATACTAGGGCTTGTTGGGCCGCAAGATTATCCTGTCGGGACTTCAGGGTATGGCTGTCGAGTTCCTGCTGAATCCGAGCAGCAGCGTCCGCATCATGCGAGGCGCTCATATTCATCAACTGTTGAGACAGGAGAGCCGTGCGAAGCATGGCATCCCGAGACTTCTCCTCTGTCATCGTGGCAAAGTCCCGAGCCTCTTTACTCATCTTCTCTTCATGCCGCTGCCTCTGGAGAGTGGACTGCCAATCATACATTCGGGCGTCCATCGCGTCCTTGGATTGGAGGTCCATCGCGGCTCTCTGAGCCTCCAGTTGCCGAGCCTGCATCCCCTGCTCTGCGCCAATCTGCCGCTTCTGATTCTCCGTATTGATAAACTGCCCAGCCCCCTCACTGAAGAAGGAAGCGGGATTGATAATGTCAAGTTGTCGAGTGTTCAACTGGGTCATAGATTATCCTTACGACATGTAGGGAGGCTTCTTTTTCACCGGACGAGGGAGGGGGAGGGGCAGCGGGTCTGGCATCCCTCTGCCAAGATTCGGGTCAAACTGGATTTCTCCCTCCTTCGACATCTTACCTTCGGGGGCCTCTGGCTCCTGCTGGCTAGGCGGTTGATTGAACTGGAGGCCACCCCGACCCGCTTGGTTTTGGGAACCTCCACTAATCGCTCCCCAGCCCTGCCCCGTATACATAGAGTTCTTCATCGCCAGCACTTGGGCGATAACGCCGCTGATTGGAAGATAGACGGGGACGTTCCGCATAATGAGGTCGGCCACAGCGCCAAGGCCGTTGACCCGGAGTTGCTGGGCCGTAGTTTCCGCTTGGAGGTACATTGACTCAACCGCAGCGCGCTGCTCGTTGGCGGTGCTGCCGATGCTTGCCACCAGACCAGCCATACTCGCCATTGACTGGAGCCGTTCGCTGCGGGCTCCCTGCGTCTGCTGCATCGCCCCGAAAGCCATGCTCGTGGCTGCCGTTCGCATCTGCCGCATCTGTTCATCCTGACTCATGTTCAAGGAGGCAAGAGCATTATTGTAGGCTTCTCCCGCACGAGAGGCAATGATACCAAGATTCTCGGTGTATTGAGCCTTCAACTGTTGAACTTCGGTTGAGGAGGCCCCCCGACCCGTCGCCTCCAGTTGCTCCATCTGGCGACCGAAGTCGATGTCGGCTGCCCGCCTCTGATTCTGGATACTTTGGGCTGTGGCGTCTTGGTATTCCTTCTTGGACCGGGCGAGATCAGATTCAGTGCGGCCCACCATCTTGTCCACACGAGCGAGGTACTTGGCCTCGTCGATCTTGGCCTGCTCCACGTTCTTCTTCGATTGGGCGTTGACCCCCTCGACGGCGTCGAGGTTCCGCTGCTCCGTGGTGTCGATCTGGCCCCGCATGAAGGTCTGGCTCTCTTCGGCCTTCTTACTGATTACGTCCGCTGCCGTGTTGACACCCTTGCGGAAGTCCTCAATGGCTCCTTCGTTCTTACCATACTGCTTGTCCGCCAACGCTTGGGCCTTGTCACGATCCTGAAGAGCAGCAGAGAAGAGGCTGGGGATTGTGAGGGGCGGTAGTTTCTCCCCGTTGGGCCCCCTCGATCCGGCGGGCCCCCTCATCTGGGGGGTCGTGAAAGAGACGTTAGGCTTCCCTTCGAGGAAGTTCTGGGCGTCGGCAAAATCATGGAACGAAGTACCTGCAAAGATACCCGGGTTCACCCCAAAATACTGGGCGAGTATATCGCTGGGGAGGGCATTACCCTTGAATCTCATGTAGGGGCTGAGGGTCTCAAAACCGCTGAACTGGCTCATGGGCTATCTCTCCGTCATATAGGTACTCTCGACTCGCCCCTCCACCAGCAGACTCAGAAGGTCAAACCGGACATCTGAGCGAACAATGCGGACTCGGGGAAAGATCAGGGGTCCATACGAGGACGTTTCCACTGGAAGATTATAGGCGGTCTCCGCGATAGAGACTTCTCCACTACTGTCAAACACTACGGATGCGGACCCCTTGACGAGACCTATGGTGGCCACGGCCCCGACCAACCCCGACCCGCCCAGTCCATCGAACAGGACTTTGACGGCGGTGGCGGTGCGGACCCTCATCCGGTCATCCGGGGACCGAGGGTCGTTTGACTCCCCCAGTTTCCAGAACTGGACATCGAACGGGATTGGACTCAGTTCGTAGGACCAGCCCACGGCCATCGCGGCGGGGGCTCCCTCCAACTGGAGGGTGGTTGGGGAAACCCGTGCGATGACCGTAGCCGTATACTCGACGCGGTCGGGGTCAAACAGGTGGACGATGCAATCCACGGGGTCGTCGTGGAAGGTGGCCGCACTGTCTATAAGAGTGACACCCCCCGACCCAGTAGTGAGAGTTCCACTAGTAGTCCCTGTAAGTTCGATGAGGGTGCCCTTGGCGTTCTGCCGAGCGGCGTCTGGGTAGACAACAAGACCTCTATCCGTAATGAAGAAGGCGGACTGGCCGGGGGTGGGATCGTCGGGTTGCAGCCCCTCGGTGCAGGCCACGAAGTTCGCGTCCTCGACCTCGGCAATAGCGTTGCTGTTTACGCCGATCACCGACATCTCTCTGGTTGCCGTATTCAGGATATAGACGCCGCCGTAGCGGGCGTCATAACAGAGGCGAACGTCGTCGAGGGTGTCGCCCCACTCATTCTGGATTCGCCGGTCGAGGGCGACGATGTTCGCAAGGTCCATCGAACGGCTATCGACCTCACCCGCCCCGAGTGAGTGAACAAGAATCACACGGCCACCCACAGGCACGACCGCACGGTGGTCCACAGGCCCAAAACTTCCTTGGACGGGTTCCAGACGGATACCCCCCGCCGCCAACTCAATCTGGTACATATGGGTGTCACTGAAGCCCACCATGACCTTATCCACAGGGACAAAGCGGAGAACTGCATCATCGGGGTCCGGAGGTGTGTATCGGTAGTGGTCGAGTTCGGGGAAGGATTCGGGAGCCCTCTTGCTCAGACTACTCCACCGAATGTCCGCTAGCGTGCGGCCCTCAGCGTCACCGGGGTCCACCATAAAGGTGGTCTCGTCGAAGACAGCCACGACTCCACTCTTGGGCGGGGCTCCCACCGCGTCCCTAACCGGGTCATAGCGAGCGTCCGCAATGCTGACGAGAACTTCGTCATTGGGCGCTTCTTCATAACCGGGGTCCAATCCATCGTCCCCGACCCATCGTTCCCACTTGCCATGGCCCCGATCCCATGCCCCGTTCTCGTCACGACCCTCCGTGCTGGTAACGGCCTCAGGCATGTCAAACTCGTGTTCGAGATAGAGGACACCGCCATTGAAAGCGCCCACGCTCTCGGCGCTAATGCTCCGGAAAATCTGGACAGTTCGGAACTCAGGATCGGTGGGCCCGGTAATCAGGATACGGGTGCCTGTGAGCCGCTCAACCGGCAGGATGTCCTCTCCCCAGTTGAAGGGAATTGATACAATGCAAGAACCGGGGATGCGGCCTCCAACGCCGGTGGCGTCTCCATCAATCTCAGTTTCGATGGTGAACGAAGCGGTCGAGGAGCCCTTGATGATGATGCCCGCAGAACAGTGGACAGAGAAAGAGAGAACGCCGGTGACAATGGCGGGATCGTTGGTTTGGGGAATCTGCACCTCAACGGTGTCCGACATGGAGGTATACTGCCACCGGTGCTTGTTCGCATATCTGTAGGCGAGCAGGTAGGAGCCATCCTTGAGGACACCCCCCGACCCGTCCCGGTCAATGACGGTGGGGACTTCGCGGGGGATGGGGATACCCGGACCCATTGTATTGAGGACGAAGGCGGGTGTGTCGTTGTTGGTGTCCCAGTACCAGACTTGGGGATCAATGCCTTGACGGCAGTAGTAGAGGAAGTTGCCGAAGACGGCGATCCACGCGGGGTCGGTGGCGATCCCTGATCCAGCGGTTCCTATTTCGAGGACGTACTGGTTCCAGAGATCGGTTTGACCGTCGTGGAACTGGAGCAGACTGATCTCGGCGGAGGTGGTTCCGTCCGTAGTGCCCCGGACCCAGAAGCCGCTGATCTTGTAAGGTTCGAGGGTTCCGCCATTATTGTAGAGTTTCTCGACGGTGAATCGGCGGAAGTCCGTAACCGTGAGGAACACGGTGGCGTCGTGGGCTACGCCCAGAGCGTCTGCGTCGGGGAAGATACGCCCATTGGCGGTAAGGCCCTCATCAACGCCGGAGGACTGGGATCGAAGTCGGCGGAACCCGGGCATCAGGCGGAGACTACCCATCGTGCGTACATCGACGCCTACGCCCTTCGTAAGCAAACCAATGCCCACAGCGCTCGGGTCTACCCGCTTATCCACGGAGGGCAACACGGGATTGAATCCCCACGATGTCTCAATCTGGTTCGCCATTACGCCTCCGGGTGAAGAATCACCGCCCCGTTTACTGAGGGCTCACCCAACCGAGTAGGTTCTGAGCCACCTCCAACGTCTATCCACACCCCCGGGTGCGCTCCGAAGTCCCCCGCAAGATACATATGTTGCGCGGTGCTAACTTGGATAAACCCCCACCCCGTGCGGTAATTAGACCAGAGGCTCCCCTCCTCATACTTGAGAATGACCCCTTGTTCAGCCCCCTGACCTGCCTGATAGAGCGACCCTTGAAAGACTCGGCCTCCGGTCCACGCGAAAGAGTGCCCCCCACTAATATTGGACCAACCCCCATCATATACGACAATGGGCAACTCGTCGGGGTCGGGGTCAGTTGAGTTGGCTGAGGCATATAGGAATCCGTCGTGGACAGCAAGGGCCCTCATAAACATACCGGGGAGGTATGGGAATCCCCACAAGTCCCATGTCTCCGTACCTATGCGGTATCGCCAGATTTGTCCGTTTGGACCCCCTAGGAGGATCGAGCCATCGAAATCGCAATGGCCCCATACAGTGTTGCCCTCGGGGATTCCCCCTAGAGAGGTAAACCCAGTATCGGGATACCACAGAAAGACCTTGATGGGGTGGCTTGGCCCCCCTGTTACAAGGATGAGACCTCCGGGGTAGTAAGTGGAGGAGAAGATGGCTTGAGGTAGTCGTGATTGGGGAGCAAATGGGAAGAACTCAAGTTCTAACCACTGCCCTTGTAAGTTGATCGTGCGGAGAGACCAGCCCGAACTATCGCCCAACCCCACCGAGAAAAGGACGTGGCCTTGGGCGGAACCCACGGCGTTGATGACATCACCCTCAGCGAGTTCAGTGTCCACGCCATTGGGCGGTTGCCACGCATCGCCGTTCCATTGGGCAAGGTGGCGGATGTTGTCGGGGCCGATGAAGTGACCTGCGGCTAGGATGCGCTCGCCCGTTGGTGGGGGTGGAGGTGGAGGTGGGGGCTCGCCCTCGGAGGTGCGGGGTGGACCGGGGTACAGGAGGGCGTCGTGGCGGCACCTGTAGAGGAAGTTCCCATCTTTGGCGAGGATGTGCTCAGGCATCGCTGGTGCAGAGTCCTTCGTGGAGCGGGAGGAGCGGGGTGGTAACGACGCCGAAGGTCTGCTGGACGATCATGGGCGTGAAGGTTCCCATCAGGTTGCCGCCGTCGATGGAGAGACCAGAGAGAACGAGAGCGGGAACAGCGCCCACTTGGTTGTTGGAGAAGAAGAAGTTTTCTTCAAGATTGAAGTCCCCCTCTTGGTGGTTGGTCACGAAGTCCCCGAGGCTCGTGTCATACATGTTGGAGATGGAGTCCCCATAGACAGGGCCGGAGATTTCGTAGGCGGAGGAAGACCCCGACCCATCGAGGCCGCTGAGGCCGTTGTTGACGATACCGCCGAGGGGCCGAGTCAGAAAGCGGGCGTCCATGCGGGGATTAGCCCACGGACCCTGCCCACCAACCAACCGACCCTTGGTGAAGTTCGAGTGGAGGAGTAGGGTGTCAATGGCGGGTCGGGGGCCTCGAACGAGCATGAGATTCCTTAGTGGCCGGGGAAGCCGCTGTTGTTCCAGTAAACGGGTCCGTCGTAGGAGCCCTCGCCAAACTTGAACATCTGGACTCCGTTGAGTTGATGGAGTTCCTTGGACGCGGTTTCGAGGGCTTGGGCTGCTTCGAGTCCAAGGCGTCGGAACTTGGTTTCCGCACCGCTTGGCGTCCACATCATGCGGGCGGCGGTGAGAGCCACCGCATTCTTTAGGGATTCGGTGTAGAGGGGTGGGAGGATGTCGTAAGAGACATCCCCACTGAGAACCGGGTCGAAGGCTTCGACGGTGCAGATACGGGTCGCCGCGTCGTAGGCGGTTACAACTCGTTCTTGGAGGATGCCATTGGCGTCGTTGAGGACGCGGAGGAGGGCTCCGAGGTAGGCGTTAGGCCGGGTGTCGAGTGTGCCAAGGGTGGGCGCAGCGCTAAGGAGGAAGGTAGTGCTGGTGTCAGGGATGGTGAGTCCCTCGTGCATCTGGAAATCGGCTCCGGGGATATAACGAAGGGTCCAGACTTGGCTATCGAAGTTGATGGGGTCGAAAGAGAGGACGAGGGTGTGGTGCTCCAAACGCCACACGAAACCCCCCGGGCTGCGATCGTTGAAGGAGTTGAGGTACTGGGTCACTTGACCCGCGTCGTTGAGCCGCACGAGTTCGCGGATGGAGCCGATGTAGGGGGGGACCGGATAGCGAGTCACGCCGGAGGTAAAGGTGATGTTGAAGGGAACGCGGATTTCCCGATCAGTCCCAGAGACCGCCGCGATGACTTCGGCCCACGCGGGCCGGATGGTCGTGCTGATAAGGCGGTTGTTGCCTGTTGCGGTGGGCGCGAAGAGGGCTTGGCTGATGACGGATTCCGTCCGCACTCGGATGATGTCAATAATTTCGGATAGAGCGCCGGTGGGCATTAGGGGATGGCTCCATAAGCGGGTTGATAGGGAGTAGTCCCATCCGCAAGATCGTGGAGGAACTTTTCGTTCGCATCGCTGGGCCGGCCTTCCCGCTCCAGTTGGTGGCGGAAGAACCGGACGAGTTCGGCTCGTTTTTCGAGAGCCATGAGGTCCGCAGCAGCCAACTGCGCGGCCTCCTCTCGCTTGCGGTTGAGCGCCAGTTTCGCTACCTCGGAGCGGACGGCGGTAGCCAACTTGATGCGGCGGGAGACCTCGGCGAAGTCCATATTCTGGAGCAGTTGGTCGAGAGGCTGGGTGGCCGTGCCCGGTTCTGTTCCCCAGACTTCCACCATCGTACTGTGGCCATCATCAAGCCACTGGGCGAGCATCCACGAGTTGGCTTCGAGGTGCCGGTAGGTAAACAGGTCGGGGTTCAGGAACTCCTGCTGCGCCCACTGAGCGAACAGCGTCTCGGTGACTTGGTGTCGGTCGGGGTTGTAGGGGAGTCCCCGTTCGAGGGGTAGATCGACCCTCCCGGCGACGGGGAGTTCGTGGCCGCTGAGTGTGTGGACTGAACTCATCGTTGATTCCTTGGGTTGGTAAATCCCCCCTAGATTATAGCAGCGGGGGCCGGAACTTCTAGTCCCAGCCCCCTGTGCTACAGAATCGGATCACCTCCCTTCGTAGAGAGGAGAGAGTTTTTCTAGGCGATGGTCTCAGTCAGGTTGGTGAAGATGATTCCCTGAACCTGATTAGGGGCCACCTGACCAACAGCCTCATAGGGGGCCTGAGCACCGTTCGTCCATTCGCCGCTGGAGCCCACGATCGGAGCCCAGATGGTGTTTCCACCGAGGGCGGTGTTGCACCAGTAGAGTTCCTGCGGGAGGGTGTGCCCCTTGTAGGAGGCAGAAGCCTTCGTCGCCTTGGGAATCGCAGGCAGGAGATACCGTTCCCAGTTGCCTTCCGCGAACTTCACCCCATAGCAGGTGTTGTGGGCGCACATCTGGGAGACGACGATCTCATATCGGCGTCCGTCGTAGAAGAACTCCATTGCGTCATCAAAGCCCTTGGGGCCAACCACCGTGCGTCCCCGCGACTCGAACAGGAGGGCTTCGAGGTCGTTGGAGATAAAGGTGTTCATCACACCTTGGGTGGTGAGCAGAGTATCAATATTGATACCCCACAACTTATAGGCGTCATTGAACTTACCGAGTTGTTTGAGCAACTTGGTGCGGTTCATAGCGCCCCCCGAGGTATCAGCCATGCTGGCGAACTCGGGGTGGTCCGCGAGCGCAATGTTACGGACAGAACCACTGGTCTTGAGATAGGACTCAAGGCCGTTGATGGCGAGGCCATACGAACTGTAGAGTCCGATGGTGTCTCCCGTGGTGATAACGGCCGGATTAGAGAGGTCTTGGGTGCCGGACAGACGCCGGATGCTGACCTTCTTAGAGAGCGGGTCGATCTTGTCGATCACCATGATGTTCGTGCCCTCGCCCGCGAGCGGAGTAGAGGTTACGCCATCATAGATGGTAACACGAGTGCCATTAGCAACTCGGAAGATGCGGCCCTCCGTCACCGTGAAGGTGACAAGTGCGGCTGTCGCCCCGCCATCAACGGTGCCAACCTTGAAGAAACCCTTGGTGGTGTCGTTGTTGGTGTAGAAACCAGCCGTCCACGCCATACAGGTGCCCACCGTGTGTCCACGGAGCATATCCTGAATGTAGTCGAGGATGGTCGCGTTGAGGGTATTGACTCGAACGAGGTCGAGATCAATCGACAGGATACCCTTGAAGCGGACAAGGCTGATCTCGTCCTGAAACGGGACGGGACGGATGGAGCCCGTCGCCAGAGGCCAAGCCTCGAAGGAGTTACGGACGCCGACATTACCCGCCGAATCGAATGCAGAATCGCCAGCGAGAGCGGCGAACTGGTTGACACCAGCGACGCTGTGGCTGTAAGTCTTGATAACCTTGAAGTCTCGACCGACCTTGGAGGCCGACACACCCTTGGAGGTTGGCGAGATTCGCTTCCACGCAGGGTCCACGTTCGGGAGGTTGTTAGTCACACCCGGGTCTAGAACTTGCGTGACTACTGCGGAAAGGGCAGACATGATTGTTGCTGACATACCCGTTCCTTTCTGTCCCATAAGGGACGTAGTGCTACTTTACGCTAGTCCTCCCTACTTCGGCCTTCGAGTCGTCCTGATCCGGGGGCAGAAGGCTAGAACGAGGCTTCCGACCCACCCGCCAGTTCCTTCGCCAGCAGACTGGCGATATAGGCTTTACTTTTGGCGGGGTCCGTCACCACGTTCGGCACCTTACCCTCAAAGGGTTCGGCAAACTCGAAGTCCGCGTTCGGTAGTATCCCCGAAGGTCCGACGCTCGGTTGTGAGCGCTCGCCTTGGAGACTTTCCCTGAAGGACGCCATCTGGTTCGCGGTCTCCCTGACGGCTTGCGCTGCAAGACTGTCAAGCGATGAAGGGTCAAAACCCTTCGACCTGACCAAGGCTAACAACCGAGAGGTTGCGGACTTCCGAACAAACTCCGGCCACGGGTTCTTCCCGTCGTCCTTCTGCTTTAGAATGGTAGCAGTCTGTTCGTGTGAGTCAAGCGCCCTCTCCAAAGATTGTTGGAACAACTGGGTGTTCCGTTCCTTACGGAACTGCTGGAGTTCAGCAGCGGTCTCAGCCGCCTGCCTGCGGGCCTCGGCGTCCACCTTGGGCGCATCCGCTGATTTCTTTCCCTTCTTGGGGGGGTTCTTATCCACGGTCTCCTCCTCCTCCTCCTCCTCCTCCCCGCCATCCTCGTCGGGCAGGCGAGCAGGCTCAATCTGGTTCTTCATGGCGGCTCGCATCTGAGCCCGGTACTCGGCGCTGAGCCCGGCGGCTTCCATAAGCGCGTCGGCGGCGTCCATATCATTTTCGAGGAGCGCCTTCGTAATGTGTCCCTTGACCTTCTCGAACTCGGCGACCGAACCCTTGGCTGCTTCGGCGGCGGCAATCGCGGAGTCCGCCTTAGTCGCCAACTCAGTAAGTTCGGTCAAGGTTACAGAGCGGGTCTTCCCGTCACCCGTTACGATCTGGTACGTTGTGCCGTCGTCCCCCGACACAGGGGCTTTGGGGGCGGGACTCACTTCATCGTTCTTCAGTTCTTCGGTGGGCATGGTGGCCTTCCTGCCTCAATGAGGCTTACTGTGGTTGGGGCTGTTGACTATCTTCGCCCCGTTGCATGATGTCTTCGGGCATAGGCTGCCCCTGCGGCTGCATACGAGGCACCGTCAGAGACATCTGGTATCCTTGGTAGAGATTCTCGAATGCTTGGCGCACCTCGACGGAGGCGAAGCGGAAGAAGGGCCTTGTCATAAAATTGGCAACGCCCATCATGGCGATGCGCGGACTATCTACAAGACCACTGGCTACGATCTGCCCGGGAGTCTGCCCATCATTGAACAACAAGATGTTGTTGAGCATCGTTGTTCGATAAGTGTTGATCTCGGGCGTCTCCGCAAAGGGCATCCTCAACTTATACTTGAGATTGAGGAAGCGGACGGCGGCGGGGTCTTCCATCCCCATCTGCACCATCTGATAGATTTCCCTCTTGATGAGTTCCTTCTCGTTCGGGTTGAAACTACGGATTGTGAAGCGGAGCCCCTCAGTCTTAGGTTGGAATCCCAACTCCAACTGGACTTGGCCGCTGGCGGGATTGAGGATGATGCCCGCCAGATTATCGTCGATCTCACTGAGGAACACGGGAGTCTTCTGGGCGTAGAACTCGGTCGCCTGCATCACAATGTAACGATAGACGTTACCGAACTGTGAGGCCAAGCCCTTCAGGGTTTGGGTGATGGGTCGTCGGCTTGCCTCGTCGATCATACCGATGGCGTTGGCGCTGTCCGTTCGGGCGGGCAACGTAAGGCTGGTGTCCTTCGTAATCTGGTTCAACTGGCCTACGATGAACGCGGCGACATCGCCGGGGAAGTTCGAGGTGGTCGCCGGTTGGATAATCTGGGGACGGCTCATCTTTTCGGTGAACTGGCTGGGCTGCCAGAACATAACGCGGAGCCCGTTGCCCTGATCCTGAGAGTGAATCTTCATCTGGGCCCCCATGTCCGAAGGCAACACGAGGAATCCATACTTGTCGAGGTTCCGAGCATTCTCCAACAGGTTCTGGATATTCTTCTCGGCTTCACGGTTTAGCCCCACAACCAAGTCGGCATAGGAGGCCCCGTAGAAACTGCCGGTGTCCCCGTACCTGCTGATGTGGATGGGCACTGCGGTCCCCGCACCCTCGGGAAACTCCTCATCCTTGAGGATGACAAGACCTGAGCGAACAATGTAGCGACGAAGTTCGTCCCCCCGACCCGTCAACCATACCTCATGGAGATGCATGTAGAGCATGGAGCGGTCATCGTCGATTTCACCTCGGAGGGTGCCCTTCGGCTGCTTGGCTGGTTCAGCGGCGACCGTGGGTTGATTGAGCCCCGTCGCTGCGAGTCCCGTATCCTCCAGAGCACTGTCTTGGTACTCCCCATAGGGAAGGCGGAGGCATTCGAGTTCGTCGAAGTTCTTGGAGAGGATCGTCTTACCGAAGCGGGCGATGGCGTCAGAGATTGGGATAAAGCGATCCCGGCTGAGACCCTGCAACTGCGATAGGCAGAACGGAGCGTGTGGGATGGGTGTAAGTTCCCACGGGGGAATGGCCTCCAGTTCGGCGTGATAGCCCGTGTCCGCCGACCCGTAGACATAGGCGCTCAAACCGGCAGTCCCAAAGTTCAGGAGCAGGTTGGTTATATGCTGCTTGACTTTATCTCGATTGGACTCTGTAGTCAGGGCGTCAAGACTTACTTGGGCGAGGGCTCGGTCTCGGAGGACGGTCAGCCCGTCGGCGGTGGCTTCAACGAGAGGAGACACGTCTACCTGCAAGAGACGGCCCATCTCCGTCATATGTTGCTTGAGAGCCCCGGGGTACTTGAAGGGGAGTCGTTGGTCCCGGGTTACCCAACTGATGCGGACACTCCCAGTGGTGGCGTTGATTAGGGGAAAGTCCCTAATTCCCATCAGGTAGAAGTAGTGGATCAACCAACCAAGGGTGCGGCCTCGGAGACTGGTCTTGCCCAGTTCGAGAACTGTGGCGAGAGCCGCAGCGAGGGCTTTCTTGTCCCGTGGGAAGAGATAGGCTTGTTTGGTGTCAGTAGCCATTGAACTCCCTTAGAACTTGGGGTCTACGAAGACACCCTCCTTGGATGAAGGCATTACGGACGCAGTTCCCGCCACGGGGGGGACTCGGTAGGCGGTGGGCACACGAACGCCCCCCAGATTCTCGACCGGCTCCGCCGCGAGAGTTCCCGCGTAGTCAAAGTCCCCATGCTGGAAGACCTCCGGGGGCAGATCAGATACTTTCCACGGCCCCTCTGCATCAGGCGATGGGAGGGCTGGCGGGGTCGCCACCGGGAAGGAACCGCCTTGCGGCTGCTCAACTCCCCTCCCCGCCAGACCCCGACCCATCGGTGTCAGGAGTAACCAGAGGACGAATACAATAACGGTGGCCGCAATCAGGACGGTAATGATACACGTGAGACCGAAGAGGAGGACGAGAATGATGTCAGAACCTTGACTCATGGGTGGTGGCTCCAGAGATAGGGTCATTGTTGATAGACTCTGCAGGCTCCGAGTCTCGGAGGACTTTCTCGAACAGAGCCTTCGGAACATTGGGTAGACTGAAGATCATAGGCCGAATATCGTTCCCCGCCTCGTCAACATACTCTCCACGTTCAAGTTTCTCTATAATTGTAGGCAGGTTCCCCTGCACAAGGCTAGGTTCTTCACCTGCAACACGTCCCCGGATGACGAGTTGGCAGTAGGCGAGGGCGTCCAGTCCATCAATAAAGGACAGGCCCCCTCCCTCCATCTGGTCGTTGAATCCGTCGATCTGCTGGATGAGGGCTTGGATGGAGGGCTCATACCGTTTCCACCCGGGGAGAAGGATCAGATTGTTGTCGAACCGCCAGCGGAGAGCCCCGCTGATTCGCTGTGTCTTGGTGTAGCCGGAGGGCGGCTTGATGGGGAGGACGGCGGGAACCACGTCCGTCTCATAGGCTTCTTGGATGAACCGGGTGCTGATCCGCTCATTCAGGGATTTCTGGATGGAGACATCTTCGGCACACACCGCGAGGCACTTCCACTTGAGAGCCATCTCGATGCACTTGTCGATCTGGGTCTCCTGATTGATGCGGGCGATGTGGGCGTCAAGCACCCAGAGGATGTTGTCTCCATCCACACCCACAACGACGATGGCGGTGTAGTCGGATTCGGCGGTGGTGGTCACAGCGGCATCAATAAAGAGGAAGCGGCGGGCCATCCCGCCAAGCCACTCCTTTACCGGGATGCGGCGGCGAGTGTCAGAGAGGTTCCCCGACCCGTCGAATACCGGCTGGAGGATGATCGCGTTGGACTTCCACGGATCGCCCTCCTCCATGTTGAAGTCAGTCTGGTCAATGTAGGCGACGTGGCGACGATCCTCGAAGTGGAAGGTGCTGCCCTCCGACTCACCGGGCATATTGAAGAACTCGGCGTCCACAGCGGCGTCACCCATCTGGCGTCGAAGGCGGTCGATCTCCTCGGTATCTTTCCACTCGGGCCACAGGGGCTCGCCGGATTCGAGGATGGCGGGGAGGAGGATGCGGTGCCACGATCCGAAGCGGGGGTCTTGGCCCGACCACGCAAGCCACATCATGTGCTGCTTGCTGATGACGGTGCCAAGCCACTGGATGGGGCAGTTTCGCCGCATCATGGGGACGATAACCTTGAAGAGTGTCCGAGCGAACTGGCGACGGATGATCGCCATGTCGGTGGCTGCCCCCTCGGGATCGTACTCGGGGTCATCGAGGAAGAAGATACCGGGACGAGCGCCTCGTGCGCGGCCATCCATCGGGATACCTTCTAGGGTTACGCGGTTGCGGAGGATAAAGAGCCCCTGATTCATAAAGGGGCTTTCACCTTTGGATGGGGCGAGGTGGCCGAAATCTTGGAGTAGCCGTCGATTCTCAAGAATCTGGAACTTATATTTCGAGAATCTCTTTTGGATCATGCGACCCACTGCGAGCATCAGCGTCATACTGAAGTTGCAGGTCGTGAACATGATGTGGAGGATTTCTTGGTCAACAACGGTGGACTTTGCACCCCCTCGGGGAGCGGCAGCGGCGGTGGAGCCCCACTCCGCGAGGGAACGGACGATCAAGTGGTGGAAGTCAGGTGTGCGGAGAGGCTTCTCTTGGCCGGGAGATAACTCGAAGAACAGGGCTTCATCCCAGTGCAGGTAGTATTGGGTGAAGAAGTGCCACGAGGCGACCAGATGTTCGGGTCTGGCCTTCTTGGCCCTCCAGATGGAGCAAGCGTTCACGCGGGCGAGCCGCTGCCCCTCCGTGGTCAGGCTCTCGTAGTCCGGAGGGAGGGGTGTGAGCGCGTTATCTTCAGGCCCAAAGATGCGGGGGGCCTTGATGTAGGTGATTTCCCCCGTTTTAGCCATGGATCACCCCGACCCGTGGAGGGGTGCGTGGGGGGTTTCGGGCTGAGGCCCGTGGTAGCCGCCCCGAGAGTAGAGGTCTGCGGGGAGGAGCATAAGGCTGCCCACGGCCATCGCGGTGACCGCCTTACGGGCGAGGACTTCGGGACTGAGGGCGGGCTGGAGAGCGAGAAGGTTGGCGCACACGCGGTCAGCGGCCCTGCCCCAAACTCCTACGTCGATCTGGATGTGTTCAGCGATCCGGGCCACCACCTCGGTGGGGTTGGGGAGAAGGGCTCCCTCGAAGGAGAGGTAGATCAGTCGGTTGATGGAGGGCCCCTGCTGCTCGACGTAGTTACGGACTTCCCGTTGGTACTGCGGGGGCGTCAGATGAATCTGGAGTTCCTTCGAGAGTTCCTCCGAGAGTTCCTCCAACTCCAAGGGCGTCATCCGAACTGGGGTCTCTGGTGACGAGGGGGGTGGAACAGAGACCTCGGGGGGCTTTGGGATCGTCGGGCTCTTTGATGTAGTGGGCGAGTCGGGACTCTCCGGGGGCCTCTCCGTGGTTTTCTTGACTTTCGGCATGGGTGGCGCCTTTCTGGGCTTCCAACAGCATGGTGTGGGAGGAGGATGTGATCGAGCGGAGACTGCGCTCCCCCTCTATAACGTTACCGTGGGCGTCGGTGGCTTGGCTCCGCATCCTCGTATCAACAATCATACCTGAGTTTTTCATAATGTCTAGCGTCAGAGCGCGAAGAGTTTTGGAGGCGGAGAGTTGGGTCTTGGGGTCTTCGGTGTTTCGGGCGAGGGTAACGAGCAGTTCAACCTCCTCTTGGAGGGTGTAGTCATTGAGAGCGAGAGCCTCCGCGAGAGAGAGGGGTGCGTGGAAGTTGAGGAGGTTCTCCATCATTCGATCTTTGATTCTCTTCGCGTGGGCCACTAAATCCCCGTGGTTCCCGGCAGCGAGGAGGTGGTGAGTTTCCAGTTCCCGCTCGGGAGTCAGGGGTTCTGGCATCTCAGCAGTCGTGTTGGCGGCGATGGGATGGGGCCCGGGGTCCGGCATTATCCGAACTCCGGTTCCGGAGTGGCGACCGTAGGGTAATCACCGCAATTTACTTCACCGGAGAAGTAGTTGCGGAGAAGTTCGAGTGCTGCGTTGCGGGTCGCCAACTCATCGTTGTCCATCTCGTAAGCGGAACCCTCCACGATGCCCGATTCATTGACCGTGGGGATGGCGGCGTCGAGATACTTGTCCACGAAGCGGAGGGCCACCACAACTCGGGTGGGGTAGCCTGAGAGACAACCGATGGAGGGCGGCGTCGGCGGGGGTCCGGCATGTTCTTGGGTGGGGGGAGAGAGGACGTACCCCGACCCGTCCAAGGGGATAAGCCGGCCATCGGGCAACTGTCCAAAGGTGAGGCGGTGGGGCATTCCGGGTTCGGGCTGGAGGGGTTTAGTGTCGTCTGCCACAGGGGGGCCTCCTATCAGAAAGGGGTTCTTCGGGGTTACTCTATTGTAGGAGGCTTGGGCTTGGATTTCTGCTTCGCCCGGTAGCGTCTCATATACTCTCGCTGGTACTTGCGGCGGGCTTCGAATCGGGCATTGGCTCCTTGGAGGCCCTTGCTTGAGTGGTCCGGGTTGGTGTCCGGGTAGCCGGGGTCTCCGGGGTCTGGGAGTTCCGGGTAGTGCTCCTTGTAGAAGGCAACCGTCTCCTCCCTCCACTTGGCATACTCGGTGCGGTTGGGCCACTCGGGATGCTCTCGCTCCCGTTTGTCCCAGAACTCACGGTAGTAGGCTTCACGGCGGTCGTGGGCTCGCTTAGCCAACAGGGCGTCGTGGCCGGCTTGAGCGGCCTCCAGACGCTGTAGGGCACGTAGGCGGGCTTCTGCCCTCTCGGCTTCGAGGAAGGGCTGCTGGGCGGGGTCCAGACGGCGAGAGAGGTACTGAGCCTTCTTCTTGGCGAGGATGGCGGCTCGGTTCTTGGCGTACCACTTCTTGGATGTGGCTCGGGCACGGGCTTTGGGGTCGTTTTCCATGCCTAATGATAGACGGGTCGGGGTAGAAGTCTAGGAAAAAATAGGAATTGATCGTAAGTTTTTCACGCCCGGGGGTGTCTGGGGCCCCATCGAGACATAGGAGAATCAGAACGAAGCGTAACATTGTTACGGGGCTGGCTGGCCCCCTAAGAAAGAGAGAGAAGAAGAGGAGATGGACCGCTCCGATGTAATCTTAGTGGGGTGTTTTGGGGAAGTCAAGGGGGAGAACCAGAAAAGGGATGAAGATTGGGCGGATTGTAGAGAGATATAGGGGATACTACCTAAGGGGAATACCTTAGGCTGAAAGGGACAGGCGGGGGTGTGTTATATACACCAACGTGAAGGTACTTACGACCAAGTTCTATATTTCCTATAGGGGTCGAAAGGTGGCCGGTGGGTGGCCGGTGGGTGGTTGTGAAGAAGTTTACGTTGCTGTCTATGGTTTCTGGGGGTGGGATGGGGGTGTGGTGGGATTTTGGAAGGAAGTTGTTGGGTTTTTGGGGGGAAATTGTTGAATGTGTTACGGTTCCCCCCCGCTGCGTGCCGCCCCCCTAAGGGGGTTCCCCCCCCCTGCCCCCCTCTCTCACTTGCCGGCCCCCGTGCCCGTTAGGATTCTGTTAGGGTAGGGGTATGTTAGGTTTCTGTTAGGGATGTATATTATCTTGCCTAGGGTAAATACCCTATTCGCGCTCCATACCCTTATTCCCACTTGACCGGCCTCGCCCGCTACCCTAGCCTCCGCCGGCGTACATTCGCTCATTCTCAACCGAATACGTCTACTCCCCCCACCCTACGGTACACCTATGGGCGGAGTAGATAACCTAACACCTAGGTGTACCGAATGGAGTTCACGTTATGGCACTGGCTCGAAAAACTGTTGTGAAGACCGCCCCGGCCCCGGCCACGGACCCGGACCTTCAAACCCTTATGGGTCGATTGAAGGGCTTGGGCACCCCCGCCGCCCCCACCGATGCCCGCTTGGCAGCGCGCCAAGTGTTGCTCGTCCATAAGGGCGTACCGATGTTCTGGATCCAGCCCTCGGCGAACGGTAACTTGTCATTCACCCTTACAGACGGCAACGTCCGCATCGGGGGCGTCGTGATGTACAAGGATAAAACCGGGACCATCCAGTTGCCCCTACTGACCGCGCTCGAAGTCTACTCCAGACTGGAGGCACTTGGGTATCCGCCCAGCGACCTGTCCGCGAGACTGGCCGGAATGGGCGAAGGCTGGGAAGCGCTCATAGACGCAGCGTCTAAGGTCGTCCCCAAGCCCAAGAAGTAGACTGCCCCACGACCCGCCGGGTTCACCCCCGGCGGGTTTTTTCATGCGCCCATCCGCCCCCGTCGATCCACCCCGCGCCCGCCCTTGCCCGCCCGATCGGCCTCCCCGACGCGATACCCAACCGCCCTTAGAATCATCCCTCGTGGGGCAGAAATATCAACCACCCAACATTTCCCCAACCCGTGCCCCGCAGCAGAACTATCAACCACCCAACCCCGACCCATCCACACCCCCCCACGACGGGTCGGGGTTCCCCTTCGTGTTCCTAAACCACCCCCAACCATTCACCAATACAGATGAATCGTAACACCTAGACGGGTCGGGGCGCTCCCATACCATCCAGCCCGTACGCTGCTCACTCCCTAGATGGCCACCATTCCACGGCGGACACCCCGTCTGGACCCCAACCAGCGCCCCGGACCCACCCCAAAAATACCCAATTCTGTTAGGGCGAACAAAACCCGAACATCGCATAATTTCGGCCCACTTCGCCAAAAATTATCGCCCACAAACCCTTGCAATTGCTCGACTTGCGAAAAAACGCCCGCGATTTTCGGTTTTTCGGTAGACTTCTGCGTTTGTTAGGGCAGAATTAGATGTCGGGCAAAAAACCCCTCGCGGCACACGCCCCCCCCCCCCCCCCCCCCCCCCCCCACCCCCATAAATACCCCACTACACGATGGGGTTAGAGCCTAGTCGATTGAGCAACGTCCGTAGGGCGGAGCCGCTTACCAGCGGCGGTCAATGCAGCCCCCCAACTACTCCATAACGCGGGTACCACTCGGTATCGTCGGCGGGAGCGAATTGGGGTCCCCCAATAAACCCACTACTGACCTTCGGGTGTGTAGTGGTCGCTTGGTCTCTTCGGAGCACCTGTTGTCCTACGGAACCCTAGCATCGTACGCCGTCCCCCGCGTGAGTGGATTGGCCTACGCTAGGGTTGTGCTTTCCTAACGGATCGCCTGCTTCCCCCGCGACCCCCGCTTCTAACGGGGACGGGTCGGGGGAACCGCCTTTCGCTCAACACTGCCACTCCTTGGGGGGCGGCAGGGTCTAACTCTAGGCATTATCAAACACCCAACCACACGCTCCCAGAAATGGGGGCGTGTGTCTTTGTTACTATCCTCATCCCCCTTTCTTAGTAAGGAGTTACCCATGAAACCTAGCATTCGGCCACGGCTCTACGTCGTTATTACACCCCCGTGCATCGAAGGAACCGGCGGGAGCCACTCGTATCTGTACGATAACGGGCAGATAGAAGACTCTCAGTTCGAGCCAGCACCTACTGACCTCCGTATTGCGGAGATAGATGCCCGGGAACTCAACGACCCCGGAGTCTACATGCAGTGGTTATGCGATATCGCTGACAACATCCTCATCGGCGAGGAAGTTACTCCCGCCAATGTGTTGTTGGCCCTACCCATTCTCTACCTCACAGCCCGTAGTCGCTGATATGCCCCTCCACGGCCCGGGTCGTATAACGGTAGTATACCCCCCTCCACCTCCGGGGGGTTGGTGTGTGGTTCGATCCCACACCCCGGTCTTGTTTCTATTCCCATCCCAAGGAGTTGCCTTATGGAACCGTACCCACTCTCAGAGCATGATGGTCGTGTGTGCATTACGCTTCCCCCCAAAGAGACACTCGATGTTCGACGAGCACCATCCGAACCACCCCCCCAAGCGGAGGGGCGTCTCTGGATACGCACCGAACCCGAAGGGGATAGCAGCGTATATCTCTATTACCCCACACACAGTGGGTCCTCCGCCTATCACTTGTCTCTTCAGGGGGGTCCGAACGACCACCGTAGTTTTCGGGTGCCCGGTGGGGAATCCTCTTGGAGGCTCATCCGCCCCCGAGATACCCCCCACCCAGAGGGAACCGCAGAGTATTACTCCGAACTGGCAAGAATCACGGGCATAAGCATCACGCCCCTTGGTGGCTACACACTCATCACCAACAAGGGTAAGACCTTTCTTCTCCCGAGTTCCTACATCCGGCCACTTCGGTTCTCCTATGACTGGAACCTCGTGAGCGATATATGGAGGGACGGTCCCCCCCCAAAACATCTACAGATGGTTTCCCGGCTCAAGACGGAAGCCCAAAACCACTATACCTATATCGTTCGGCCTCTGGTTACAAAACTCATCCAGCGGCTCCGAGCCGCCCTCACGCGAAGCCCCTACACCCTCCGCACGAGGCGCTCGTCCCACCCCTTTTCGTACTACCCAAGCATGTTCCTCCCGTGGCTCCCCAGTCTAGGTGTATCACCGCCTCCAACCACACTCCATGAAGGGGTCCAGTACCTTGTTGTCGAGTACCGGCTGGGAAACCCCATTCTCCCCCGCCTGAAGGAAGCCATGCTTCGGAGTCTTGATCCGCGAAGTAACTACTACTGGACTACCTCGCCCTATAGCCCTTTGGGGGATTGCACCCGTCATCAATACCTCCACACGTTCCTACACACTCGGTTCCGTGCGGTTATCGCTACCTCCTTCGCTGAGGTGCTTGGCGTCTCCCTGTCTAACTATGACAGGCTCCAGCGGGTCTATAATCTCCTCTTCCCCAATGATCCCAATCTATCAGAGGGGGATCAACCTTCTTGGCCCTGTGATGATCCCCAGTGGCCCGACTATCGGCTGTTCTTTGGACGGGGCAACCTCTCCGAACAAGATACCTCTGGGGATGAGGACGCGGCGAACACATCCCCCTGACTCCAAGGGATGGGTATCGCTCGCAGTAGGGGTCGATCGAAAGATCGGCTCCTGCTTTGTTACTGCATCAGGTATCGCCCCCGGCCTGATGCTTCTTACGTTGGGGGCAGGTCGGACCCCCTTTGGGAGTCAGAAAGGTATATCATGTCCAGTAGTGAAAGCACCGTTCAGATTGTTCTCGTCTCCACCCTCACTGAGGGTCTCCGGCAGGTCATTGACCTCCCGGCGGGAGCCACCGTTGACCAGTTGGGGGATTACGTCCCCTGCCTGAGTGGGATGCGGCTCGATAACCCTGACTGGCTCATCTCGATCAATCGCCAGCAGGCCACCCCGGGGCAGGTGCTCCAGACCAATGACCTTGTTTCCGCGACGCCCAACAAGCAGAAGGTTGCCTAAACCCTAGCCCGGGGCCGGTTCCCTCAACGGGGGGCCGGTCTCTTTCTATACCCATCCCCCCCTTTGGAGAGAACCAATGCCCACCCAAAACGCCTTTCAGTGGTGTAGTCGCACCTTTGTAAACCAGTATACCGACCTCAACAACCCACCCATACCCAACCTCAACGACCTTGGGGCGTGGGCTAGTTCGGGGGCGATTCGCCCCCGCTTTTATGCTTGGGGCCTCCCAGAGGAATACTCCTGTCCTCGGATACCTCGATTCGTATTTATCGAACCCTCACTCAACGGGTCGTTACCCCCCCACGGGGTTACGACATATACCCACGACCAACTCCCCCTCCTCGCCGCCACTTACTACAACCATTGCAAGGTGGTTTCCCGAAACCTATACCCCACCCGATTCCACGTCGCTCAGGTGGAGATCGCTATCCGAGACTTGGCTTCTCATCTACGGAAACAGTTGAATGTGGGGGCCACTTGCCCCCCATCGTGTCTCAAAGGAGTCCAAAGCCAGATGGAGACTCTCGACAAGAATCTCCGGCTGGGTTGGGAGGAGTCCCAAGGTTCGGGCATCTCGTTCGAGGGGTGTCTCGCTTCGGTGCTTGAGGTGCATAAGAAATACACCATCCAACAAGCAACCTCCCCCAACAAGGTTCCCTTCATCCACATCCGAAACGTACACGCCCCCATACACGATGACCATGGGGTGGAGAAGGGGATAATTGACCTTGGTAACTTCTACATATTCCTTCCCACCCTCATGGACAATCCTCCAAGCCCACGGCGGGATAACGGCATCGACCCCTTCTTCTACCTAGCAGCGGACCCCGCACGTTGTAACATCATGTCGGGAGTGAGTGGGAGGCCCGATTTCTTCTCGGTTCACCCCCACAACACTGACTCCAACACCCGGGCCGTTCTAGCGATGGCTCCTCTTGATTTCTGCTGGGGGCCTCTCCCCCTTGTGTTACACAACCTACTGCGGCAGGGACTCCTCCCCGAGGCTATCGACCTCGTCGTTTCGGGACTTCACACCTACAACCAAAACTCCCCCTATCTACACCTCGATTACAGGGAGTATGAACACTACATTCAGCAGGCCCCCAGTCCTATTACTATTACCTCGGAGGCCACTTCGGTGTGGCCCACAGACCCCCACGACTTCATCTAAGGAGACTCACATGAAACCACCCCGTGTAACCATCGAACCACTCGTCTACCTCCAGTGGCGGCACTACGCTCTCCGCCTAAGCACCGAAGTTTTCTTCATGGGGATCACCCCCCCGGACAAGCCGCTCCACATCGAGCGGTTATTCATGCCTAAGCAGATTGCCACTGCCGCCTCCGTCGAAGTGAACGCGGAGTCCCACCGGGACTTCCTTATCGACTCCCTCCAAGCGGGCTTAGCCCCCTCCCAATTCTCCACCATCTTCCTGCACACCCATCCCCGAAACATGGGAGTTTCGCCTAGTGGCACTGACCGCGCCGACTTTGAGAAGTTCTACGGCCACCTCTCCTACGCCCTTATGGGCATCATCAATGGGGAAGGGGAGACCTCCTTCACCCTGAGCCTCCGGCATAGTCTCGGAATCCGGCAAGAGATTGACTGCGAGTTCCAAGCCCCCTCCCTATGGGCCTGTATAGAGGCGGCTCCTCTTCCCAACGAAGCATGGCGGGCTGAGGCCCTTGCGAACATCAGTGAACCTGCCCCCCAGAACACCCGGCGCGGGTTCGTCCCCTCCTCATGGAGTGGCGACCTCCTCGACCTTGACGACTCGGATACTTTTGCTCTCCCCTCTAACCATAACCAGAACTCAACCTCCGAGGGAGATGCCCCCATCGCCACCTACTACTGGAGGGGAGAACCGGGTGAGGAGGCTCGGTCTGCCCCTATCCCTCTCTTCATGGAGACACGATCCGTGAGTCACACCATCGAGGGATACTCCCAGAGACTCTCAGATTTTCTGAGACGCCACATCCCTCACATTCCACTCCCCACACCCCTCTTCCTCAAAGACAACTCCTTCTTCATCTGCCTCCGACACCCCCAAGGGAAAGGGGAGCATCTCGCAGTCTACAGACTCTGGTATACTCGGCCCAGCGGGGAACCGGGCGTCTACCACCTTCGACACACCTACCGAGACGCTCAGGGCGTTCTACGGGACTTCAGTCTCTACGTCCAGTACCACGGGCAGGAGAAAACATGGACCCCTATGAGCGATCCCCGTTGGCTAGGCCCTAAGTTCGAGGAGGGTGTCTTCTACCCGGACGCAACACTGAACCACCTTGGCGACCGCTCCTGCAAGGCAAGGAAGAAGAGTCGTAAACGAGTCCAGACCAGCACCCTCGTGGTACCCGCGAATACCCGGGACCAAGCCTAACTCTCTACCCTAGGAGGTTCGCTTGCCCCCTCTAATGATTATTCGCCAAGACGATCCCACCCTCAGTTGTTGGATGGATTGGTCTGGTGGCACTCCCCTCCAACTTATCTACACCCTCAAAGTGCCCCGACCCGTCGTTGTCTACTCATGCACCGTCTTTGACTACACCCAGCATCTACTCCATCCAACATCACCCATCCCCGACCACCTACAATTCGTGGTCATCCAACCCCCAACCCGAAAGGAGACCGCTCTTGCATACACCTACGACCCTCGAATCTCGTATAGCACGCTACTCCAAGGTGCTCTCAGAAAAAACTCTAACGCGAACTCACGCCCTAGTTATTGGCGTAGGAAGCGTAGGCCGGCCCTTAGCCCTCCAACTGGCCAGCATGGGGGTTGAGTACCTCACCATCTTCGACCCCGACACCGTGGCGTCCACCAACCTCGGCTCCCAAGGATACCCCGAGCGTTGGTGCGTAGGGAACAACTACGAGAGTTGCATAGGGGAACTCAAGATCAATGTCCTTGTTCCGGCGCTTGAAGACCTCAACCCCCTCATAGACCTCCGAGTCTTTGCCCAGCCCTTCACCCCTGAGACCCCCACCCACAGGATTACTGAGTCCAATCTAGTGCCCGACCCCACAGTGGCCTTCCTCTGTGTAGACGCCATGAGTACCCGATTGGAGTGTGCAAAGGCGATCCTCAACGCATGGCCCTCCTGCACCCTTATCGACTGCCGAGTAGCCGCCGAAACGGGGCGCATCGTGATGGTCCCTCCATTCGTCCGCACCCCCGACGGAGCCGTCTCCGGCCAGTCTCTGGACCGCCTTGAGTTCTACGAGCGCCGCTGGTTCCCCGACAGTGAAGGGCTTACCCTCCCTTGTGGCTACCAAGCCACCCTCTTCAGCAGCACCCTTGCCGCATCCATCGCCATCTCCCGCTGGACCCTCGTGGATCGCTACCTCGACGCCACTCCCCCCATCGAGATCACTGCCGATGACTGTGATTGGGTCTATGACCTCCTGTGTATGACCCTCCAACCCAACCCCCTCCCCGAAGGAGAAGAGACCGATGACCAAGAGGAACTCGAACACCTGCACGCGGTGGTATGACACCTTCCATCCAACACTGTGGCTCTGCCGTATTGTTTTCTACGTCCTGCTCCTACTGGCTATCGGGCTGACCCTCTCCTGTGGGTCTCACCCCACACCTCTCAACATGTGGCTGTCCACCCTACTATGGGCCGGGGTCTTCTACTGCACCCTGATGTGGGAGATCGGTACGCTGAGCGATCGCCAAGAACGCCTCTCGGGCTTCCTCCTAGACTACTCCAAACTCCAGACGGCCCTCATGGCCAAGTTGTTGGACCATCATTATTCCGAGAATACCCCCCCGAAGGAGAACCCTAAATGAGAACGATCACCAGAGAAATGAACCCAGTGCGGGAAGACCCATCCATAACCCCCCTCGGCTCCTTGGAACCGGGGCGAATCTACCCCTACAACCTCATCGCTACCCGCACCGGGCACCCCGACGAGTTAGACACTCGCTTCATCAATCCCCAGTACCTCCGAATGTCCGACGGCAAGAACGTGGGTCTCCGCGTTCTCGCCCTTAGCATGGACTCCGATTTCGCCTTCTGCCACTCCAAGGGATACCCCAGCACCTCGTGGCTCCATAACCCCGGGGGGGTGGATTTAGGTCAGTTCTATGACTTCGACCAGATGAGGCTGTGCTTGGCTGACGTAACGGGCGACAAGGTTACGTCAAGTTATGCAGAAACCTTCCGTACAGAACTTCGGGGAACCGTGGGTACCGCCGACGTGAGGCCGGTGGCTTACCTTGGATGCCCCGCCGAGAACTTGGACTATCTCCTTTACATGGAGGACTTCCCCGCTGCACCCACCACACAGTACCTGAGGGAGTGCCTCGGTCCCGTCCAAGACTTCCAGTGGTCCTTCGACCATATGGGCCAAGGGTGGCATGTCTCTCTAGGTGATGATTTCCACCTCCACGAACTCGCACGGATAACCCACCAACAGACACACCACCCCATGCTCATGGAGGGACGCACCCTCTACAGCAACAAGACCTCCATCGAACTCTATCTCCGGGGGCTTGCCGCCCCCGTTCTCATGGCTCGTGACCTCCAACCCACAGAACTCCACCCCTACTCGGAAGAACAAGCACCGGGCCTGCTCCGCCAACTGGGGGGGAACATCAATGCCATCATGAACGGGCAGGATACCCTGATCTCAGGGAAGGCTCTCGATCTTCCCAGCCTTGCCCTCCTACTCCGAGCCTCGGGCAAGCATCTCCGACCCTACGTCCTCGTTACGGACGTACCCCCCGATATGGCCTACGCCTCCGATGACGTGAAGCAAGAGTGGCGTCGCTCCCGAGTTGAGTCGCTGCTCCCGTGGTGCCATGTGATCGCATCCCGCACCACCCTCGAAACTCTCCCCCCCGCACCCTACCCCGCACCCTAACCCCAGTCTCTTCTCGCACCCACCCCATACCCTCCCCTTCCCTCGTTGGGTTGGGGAGGCGTGGGTGGGTTTTCCCCGACCCGTCCGAAGGAGTACCCATGACCCTGAATGAAGCCAAGAAAGACCTCATGCGTCGTCTAAAGGAGGCAGGTATCCCCTTCCTCAAAATTACGGGGCGGACCCAATACTTCGATGGGAGTCCCGCCACCTGCCTCGAAATCCACGGGGGTATCTTCCCCCAAAACACCGAGGTAAGAACCTACCTGAAGGGAGTTCCCAAGCCCAGCGAGGGAGGCTACATCGCCACCGCTGGTGCCCTTTGCCGTTGGATTCCCCGACCCGTCAGCCAGACCAACGATTCTCCCGCAAGGGGCTAACCCCTAAATCCACGGGTGGTTGATGCTATAAGGAACTTCCCCTCCTATACTTCCAGTAGGAGAATCCCATGCCAACCACCCGTGTTCTTACGTTCGGTTGTGTTCATGCCCAGCACCACGACCCCGCCGCCATCGAGTGGCTCTTAGCCCGCATCAAGGAATACCGACCGCACACAATCGTACATCTTGGAGACCAGATGGAAGCCATCGCTGCGTCCAAGTGGGCTGATGCCAAGGAATCCACCGTAACCCTTGAGGAGGAGTTCCGCATCAGCGACCGCATCCTAGGGGCCATCCGCAAGACAGCCCCTAGGGGATGTTCCCTAGTCTTTCTCCCCGGCAACCATGACGCTAACCTAGAAGCCATCGACCGGGTTCCTAAACTTCTACGCACCCTGACCACATGGCGGACCCCCCATACACTTCCCGGTGGAGAGGTCGTCAACCGTGAACTCCCCACCCATTGGAGAGTTCCTTGCGAGTACCTATACTGCCGCAAACGGGGGGTCTTCCGTGTGGGGCAGGTAACTTTTGCCCACGGGTTCGAGTGTGGTCTATCCTCCGACGAAACCCAGTCCATCAAGTTGGGGAACCCCAGCGGTCTCTTCATCAGTGCCCATACCCATCGACCCCTCTCGGTAACCCAAGCCCTTCGCACCAAGCGGACCCCTCTCCCCTACTGGTATGCCAACGTAGGCTGCCTCCGCCACATGAAGCCTGACTACATGGCCCGTAAAGACACCAGCCTCTGGGGGCAAGCCTGCCTCACCGTAGAGATCGACCCCCGTGGTCGTCCCGGTGGCCCCCGGCGGTGGGACGCCCACCTCCACCTCTTCCGCATGTATGGAGAAACCCCATGACCAATCCCAAAGTCTGGCCAGCCTGCTACCCCAACTCAAGGCTATAATTACCCATGAGATACCCACTTACCATCCTCGCCACAATCTTCCTCATGGGGTGCCAGTCCCTCATCCCCACAGAGACGGGTGGCTCCACCCAGAAACGCCAACTCGAAACCAACCAGTCCGAGACGACCACCGACGTGGTTCGGGAAGCCACGGTCAACCCCCCCGACATGGTTATCACCCTACCCTCTGACGGGTCGGGGGACTCTCCGGGCACTATCACCATCACTCAACCTGTCCAATCCCAACAGACCACCCGAGCACAGACGGGCACCGCCCAAGACGCCAACCTAGCCATGACCTCCGAGACCTCGTGGTTCTCCTCCATCCCGATGGGTGTGAAACTCATACTCCTCGCCGTCGGGTTGGGTATGCTGGGGGTTGTCTTCTGGCTACTCAAGCGGCATAGCCTCATGGTATCCTCATGGGTAGACTGGGCTGATAAGGCATTCGCCACCCGCACCCATGCCTATCGCACGAAGGCTATGGTTACTACTGACCCCGCCATCAAGCAGGAATACATCCAACTCGCTCTCGATGAAGAACGTGCCCACACCCAGTTCCACAAAGAACCTTGACCGGCAGAAATATCAACCGGCGGCAGAAATATCCACCGCTTTGAGGAGTCCCCCGTGCCCGACTGGGTCGTCCAAGTAATCACCATCGTAACCCTTACAGGTGGTGCGTTCTATGTAGTGGCCCGCATCGAAGCCACCACCTATCACATGACCCGAGTGGTTGATCGCTTGACCACCACCATAGACCGACTCCAAGAACAACAGAAGAACCAAGGCAACCGCCTCACGGTCCTCGAAACGATCCTCGCCATCATCGCCCCCGAACACTTCAAGCGGAAGGAATGACCATGAGTCCCCCCGATCTCCTGATCCCCATCCCCCTCACTATCCTCAATCACGCCATCGACCTTCTTGCCACCGAAGGTTGTCCCGAAACCGCAACCGAACTCTACCGAATCCGAGAGGAGGTTCTCCATGCCACCGAGAACCCTGATGCCTGTGCCCCCACTCCACCGCGACGGGTCGGGGCCCCCTCAGCCACTACCCATTCTGTTCCCCAACCAACCTACCTGCCGCCGCTGTCCGTTATGGGCTGACTGCGGCCCTAGAGGCGCAGTTTGCGTCCCTACGGAGCGAGTCAATGACCACAATCCACAACGAGCCATCATCGTTGCCGTCCGCAACCCCGGCGGTATTGAAAACCTGCACAATCGCCCTCTCGTCGGGCGGTCTGGTCATCTCTTACGCCGGGTCTACTTGGAGTCCACCACCCCTCGACTGCTGGATCTAGGCACAGTCTATCTCGTCAATGCGGTGCGGTGCTACACCAACCAGAACAAGCCGCCCAACAAGACCGCCGCTCGGCTCTGCCTCCCCTTCTCCCTAGCCGACATCCACGACATCCTTAGCCACCACGACGAAGCCCACGTCCTCTGCTGTGGCGCTGAGGCAGCCACCCACTTCTTCGGTGTATCATCCATGACCGATGCGTTCAAGAGTCAAGGGATGTACCGCACCCTACTGCCTTACAATCCACCCAAGCCTAAGAAGGACGCCCCCCCTCTGGACCCAATCCTTGAGCCCCCCGACCCGTCCAAGTTCCCGCCCCTCCGGGTGTGGTTCACTTACCACCCCGCGTTCCTCCTGCGACGGCGTTCGCCCTCGCACCTGAAGTCCGTGACCGAACACCTCGACTTGATGGTGGGGACCATCACAGGCCGAATCGCCATCGACCGACCCACCATCCTAACTCCTCCAACCTCTATTGCGGAGAACCTGCCATGAGAACCAAGCAACTACCACTGCTCCGAGATATTCTTCAGAAGTATGATATACCACACGGGTTCTGGAACTGGGTATGGGTCACCGCCGGGGGCCAACGCTTCCGAGTCCGCGACATGACCGTATCCCACATCCGCAACTGCATTGGGTGGCTGGCTGTGCAGGCCCCGACCCGTCGCGTTTACGACCCACTCAACGACGAGTTCATATCGGACGAGCAGTTCATCAACGGGAACTCCGTCGCGGAGTGGTCCCGTGCCTTCAAGGCGGAACTCCAGCGGAGAGGAACCCCACTATGAACCCCATCTCTGATGACGCTAACCCAAAGGACGCCATTGGAAGGACCAAGGCGCCTCTCCGTCTCATTCCTCCAGTCGCTCTTGTCCACCAAGCCCTCGCCCATCGGAATGGCTCCGAGAAGTATGGGGCCTACAACTGGAGAGACAAGAAAGTTCAAGCCTCCGTCTACTACGAGGCGTGTCTTCGTCACCTCCTCGCGTGGTACGATGGAGAGGAGGTAGCCTCCGACAGTGGCGTTCACCACCTTGGCCATGCCATTGCCAGCCTCAACATCCTCCTCGACGCCCAATCCATCGACTGTCTCATTGATGATCGACCCCCCCACGGGGGCCAAGCCGTAGCCCTCATGGCCCACATCATCCCACCGACGGGTCGGGGTTCCCTTACTTCTGCTGACGGCCGCGAGAAGGTCGCCGCGCCCATCGCTGACGTGGACCGGGTGGAGGCCGAGAACGACCGGCTGCGGAAGGCGATGGAACGGCTGTTCCCGGTCAGCGAGGGATTCGGCGAGGAGTTCGACACGCTGAAAGAACTCGGCCTGATCGTCATGGTTCCGGCCGACGAGGTGTACCGAGAAGAGTGGGGAGACGACACTATGTACGTCTGGGCATGGCATCCCCTCGCCCTCAACGAAAGGCAGGCCGATAATGTGTGAACGAATAACGGAAGAACGGAAAGCGATGAGAGTCCTGCTCGCTTGTGAAGAGTCTGGCGTGGTGCGTGATGCGTTCATCGCGCTGGGCCACGACGCGTGGTCATGCGACATCTTGCCTAGGTCACACCCGAAGCACATCACGGGCGATGTGCTGGCGCACCTCGGCGACGACTGGGACTTGATGATTGCGTTCCCGCCGTGTACGCGGTTGACCACCCGAGGCAGGTATCGAGCAACGGCGGAGCAATGTGGGGACGGAGAACGCTTCTTTATGGAATTGGCGTCCGCAGACATTCCCCGCATCGCTATCGAAAATCCCAAGGGAGTAATGAGTACGAGGTTCCGCAGGCCAGATCAGATTATTCACCCTTGGCAATTCGGACACCGTGAACGAAAAGCAACTTGCCTTTGGCTGAAAAACCTGCCGCTACTCAAACCGACTCGATTGGTCGATCCTGAAGAGCCGGTCCACATCGACCGCACAACAGGCAAACGCCGCTACTCACTCGATTATCTGCCGGGTAATGTTGACCGTGGACGAATCAGGTCACGCACATTCACCGGAATCGCCCGCGCGATGGCCGAGCAGTGGGGGGTGTTCTAGGTGAGGCTGATGGTTTACTGCACAGGAAGATTATCAGAGCGCATCTGGTGCTGGCTGACTGGTGGACACAGACCGACGTGGACTCCAGACGAGTGTGCATTCGCAGGCTCCGTTTATTTTCGAGAGGTGTGGGACGCGGTGGGGGTGGGCAGGCAAGAGATTGGAGAACAACAATGAGTAAGTACGAATACTGCAACCTATGTGGTGAACCAACTGACAAAGCCGGACGATCGGACGACTCAATTTATCTTAAGACGCCGGGTGCAGAGGTCGGGCCATTGTGCAACAGTTGCCACAACGCACTGCGCCGGGATGATCTGGCCGCCGAACTCGCCGACGCGCGGCGAGTGGCGGCGTGCCGACTGATTGAGGACGGCATGGTGTTGCACGCGGACGGAAGGTTTGTAGTTACAACCTACGCGGTGCTTGCCGTCCGCGCCGCACTCGCACAGGCTGGAGGTGAAGCATGACCGACTCGGCAAAGATTACGCAGGCTAGTGAGAATATCTGGAAGGACACATTGCTGGATGCAGCGGTTGTTAGTTGGGTGCTATCTCCAGAGAACGCGGACAACCCGCGTAAGTTGAT